CGCATACCGCTGACAATGAATTTGGCTTCAAACGCGGGCAGCAACAATGCTATGCCATAGCATATTGCAAAGAATGCTCCGTAAAATAAAATCCGCGTTAGTGCCGTCATAGAACCTAATTTTCATCATCTAGTATGATTGTGTTGTCTTTAATCAGTGTATCAAGCCAATCGTACATTCGCTCCCACATTTCTTCTTTTTTGAGTAAACCCTTATCATTTTCTGGCACGCTGACAGGCTTTCTTAACTTTAGCTCATCGCGTGTAACCGTTCCCGACTTAGTATGAATTGTATAGTCTAATTCGCTTTCAACGTGGCGAAGCTGATTAGAAAAATTATCCATAAAGTCGGTGGGATCTTCTTTGTAGGTTCTATCCCAGCTTAGCGTCACAGTCACTTCAAGCGAACGTTTTTGAATGATGTCACTTGATTCCAATTTTGTTGGAAACTTAAACTCTGGTGGTAATACCATTTTCAGATAGTCCCACGCGTTGCCGCTTGGAGTCACCGAGATTGATTTCGTTCCTTTAACTTCAGACGCGGCGGTATTAGATCGTTTCGGCGCTGCCGAAGATTTCAAATCCACTGGGGATACAAATGTGACACCTTTGGAGTTTTTAATTTCCTTCGCTTTATCGGCTGGAGGTTGATCGTTTAAAGCAACAAAATCTTCAGACGATATTTCTCCGGCCTCTCTTAATAACCAGTTGATGTAGTCTTCAAACTGTAAAGATCGAAGAGACATTGACTGCGACAAAATGACAGAGTTCTTGCGTATACCGAAGTACATAATACTGTGTAAAAATTCGCTTAATTTATCCGCCGGACTTACTGAATCTAGCGTAAGTTCTTCAGCTGCGGCATCCATTTTAGCCGTCGGCTGTTTAGCGCCTGCGGTGTAGTCAAACATTTCACCGACGCGAAGCCCTTTGTAAGGGCCGTGGTAATTTACAAGACGAAAATGACTATCCGAGTCAGTACTTTGGCGTCTATTCGCAGCTGCCTTTTTCTTTTTTAACGCGTTTTCTAATCGCGTCTGTAAATTACGCGTGTCCGTTTCATCATTAAATTTAGCTACTTTATAAACTAGGGATTTACTCGCCATCTAGTCGATTCCTTTATTGTTAAATTCCACTGTAAATCTCGGCCCAGCTTTTAGTTTTTTAATACGTTTTCATTACCCTGACTTCTTCAGAACGTCCTATTCCTCTTTTACGAGAACGCCGTCGCGCGTTGTTCGCGAGGGCTAGCGCTTTTTAGTGTCGTGGTATCCCCCGGAAAAAATGGCGGTACATGTTTATTATTCGTCGGATCAAATTGATAGTTGCTAACAATCACGTTGGCCGCTGGATCATCGATTTCGAGTTTTATACTGCAACCCATATCAACCATCATCATTGCTAACTGCTCATGACGCTGCGTGTTGAAGTAGCGCGCTGTAATGCTGGTTATTAGTAGCATTCGTTTGGCTCGTTTTCTCTTTTTCGTTTCGCCGGGCTTTTCGTCCGGATCGGGTTCGGTTTCAAACCATGTCCACGCTGCGAGGTCTGGCCATTGGTCGGCTGCGTTAAACGCGGCTTTTGCCTGGTCGAACCACGGCCAGACAAAATCGTCATCGCCGAGGGCTTGCTCCATCGCTTTGTTATTTTGAGTTTCTGCCGCTACGGATATCGCAATAATTTGATTCTCGGATAGCGTTGAGCCTTTGAGAATATCTTGCGTGATTGTTAAATAATCCGGTGTTGTTGTTTTTAATTTTACGGGCTTTTCAGGTGTTAATAGCGGCGCTGGCGGCTTGGTGATTATTGGTTGATTGCGTGGAATCATTGAGTGCGCGCAATACGGGCAGACCTTTGCTTTCGCGCTTATTTTTTTATCGCACTGAGGGCAGTTATTTAAGTCGCCTTTTACGAAGTATAAGAACACGGCAAGCGGGCCTAAGAATGCCCCGCAAATCGCACCTAGCGCCACGCTAAACTTTTTTTGCTGTGCCGCCGCGGCACCGATTAGCGCCCCTAAAATTACAAAATATAAAAACATAGCAATCTCCGTATTGAATTTGTGTTCTTAATAGGAACACTTTACCCCGATTTTTTTAACGCTTCCATTTGGTCTTGCAACGCCTTTAAGTTTTTTTCCATGTCAGCTATCCGCTGCCTCTCCTTAGCATCCTGTATGACTTCCTGCTGCTGTTCCATGTCTAGCCCGTTGAATAGCTCCAATACGATTTCTTCACGCTTGGATAGACCGTACGTTGCCGCAGGTTCTTTGATTCCCGTCCCTGATGATCCTGCACCGCTGATTAACCAATCTAATGACACGTCATGTTTCTTGGCGACATTTACGCATAATGCGTAAGGAATGCTATTTCGTGACTTCCACGAGCTAACCGTTTGGGCGTTAGTGCTTAGGGCTTTAGCCAACGCGGAGTCTGAATCCACGTCGTGAATTGCTTTCAGGCGACTGATAACCGCCTCTACTGAGTCTTTCTGCATTTTGTTGATCTCAAGCTTGACATACGCATTTTGCGTATATAATGTATGCATAATGAGTACAGCTTAACTAAATGGGTAAAGAGAATCTATGAGCGATCAAGCCAAAAACAGCAAACAAAACAAAGTTCGTCGTGAGGCGTTCTGCAAAGTCCAGTCTCTGCTCGTGGAGAAAGACTCTTCATTCCGAAAGTGGGCGCTGGAAAACGACTATCACCCGCGCACGGTTACCCAAACCGTTGCACGTTACGCCGGTGGAACAGACCTTCCGATCGGCCGGTTAAGTTTTCGCATTTTGGTGAAGTTAAGCAAAGCGCTTGAGCACGAAATCGTGCCGGGAATCTTCAAGCACGCGGCGGAGGACGCCGCATGAGCGCACCGACAATACACAAATCTGCCGAGGCGATTTTAACCGTGCTCGATTTAGTGCTGCGTCACTCAGTTCACGGCCTGACGTCCACCGAGATCGTTAAAGCCACGGGATTCAGCGCGCCGAACGTGAGTCGTTACGTTGCGACGCTGGAGGCCACCGGTTGGGCCGAACGTATCCCCGAGACGAACCGAATTCGTGCCAGCGTGCGCGTTGCTCAGCGAGCAATGGGCGTGTTGCACGACTTAGACAGCGCACAGCAGCGCTTAACGGAAATGCGTAATCGCATGACCACACCAAGCAACTAATAAGAGATATTAATCATGGCTCGTAAAGAAACCCCGTCAGTTGTGCTGGATCACGAACACGAACACCCGGTAATCCGTGAGGACGCGGCCGACGCCGCTAACGCGATAGTGCAATTGACTGCAGAACAGAAAGAAAACGCCACGGCTCTGGCGCAAGAACTGCGCTATGACGGCTCGTTAAACCCTGACGCGTTAGAAGCCGGTATCGCCGACGCACGCTCACGCATCGCCGCTGAGCTGTTTGGCATGGGTGCTCGTTTGTTGCTGCTTAAAGAGCAATGCGAACACGGCGAGTTTATGGAGCGTTATCAGCGCTTAGGGCTTGAGCGCACCGTCGTTAACAAAACGATGCAGGCAACGCTTAAGTTTTCAAATAGCGCGTTAACGCGCAATTTGGAAGGCCTCAGCAAAACCAAGTTGTTCGAGTTGATTGTGCTGGATGAAGAAGAGATCAAGGAACTCGAATTCGACGGCTCAGTGCGCGGTATATCGCTCGATGAAATCGACCGCATGAGCTGCTCAGCTCTGCGCAAACAGTTACGCGATGCCAAGGCGCAATCTGAAGCGAAAGACAAGCTGCTCGAAAACAAAAACAAACAGATCGACGAGCTGCACACAAAAGTCGACGGCAAAGCCGCGAAGCTAACAGACCCCGACGAGCACCTGCAGCGCAGCTTGAACGAAGTCACGACGCTGACTCAGCAAATCACGACCACGCTAGGCACGATCTACCGCAAAGCCATGATTGATATTAGCGATCACCATGCATTACACGGCGGTGACTCGGACGAGATGACGCACGCCGCACTACTGCAAATAAAGAAATCCGTCATCGAGCTGGAAGAGGCGTTTCCCAAGTCGGGTGAAACCGAGTGGCAACAATTCGACGACGCAGCGGAGAGCTGATCATGGCGCTGAACGCAGAGATGTTGGTCGACGTCTGGCGCGAAGCGCAGACAGTAGGCCACGGCAAAAAGCAGGCGCTATTAAAACGCGCCTGCGAACGATTTGGAGTGAGTATGGCAACGCTATATCGCGAATTTGAAAATATCGGTTTGCAGGTTGGCCGCAAGCGTCGTGCAGACGCGGGGAATATTACTCTCAGTCGCGACGAGGCCGTAGTTTTGAGCGGTTATTTGATGCAAGCCTACCGCAACAACAATAAAAAAATTGGCGGCATAGAAGCGGCGCTGATGGAGTTGCGCGCGAATGACGTGATCCGTGCCGATCGCATTGACGAAAACACTGGCGAAGTGACGCTGTTGTCTACTAACACCTGCGCCCGCGCCCTGCGTCAGTACGGCTTGCACCCCGATCAATTACGCCGCCCAACCCCAGCGACCGAGTTGCGCAGCGAGCATCCCAATCACGTATGGCAGATCGACGCGTCGATCAGTGTTTTGTACTACGTGCCAGAAGGTGGGCTGGAGGATATGAATCCCGCTGTTTTTTACAAAAACAAGCCGGGCAACTTCGAGAAGATCAAGCGCCAGCGCCTTACTCGTTATGTCGTTACCGACCACACGTCCGGCGCGGTATTCGTCTGGTACGTCGCGGGCGGTGAGAGCCTCGCCAATCTTGCGGAATCGTTGTTGGAAGCGATGCGCGAGCGCCAAGGCTGTGCGTTATACGGTGTGCCGAGCATTTTGTACTTTGACCCCGGCAGCGCCGCCACTAAAACGTTTCTACGGTTTTTAACCGCGATGGGCATTGAGTACCGCATTCACGCGGTGCAAAACAGCCGCGCGACCGGGCAGGTCGAGAACGCGCAGAACATCGTCGAAACCTCATTTGAGCGCGGCTTTAAATACTGCGACGTGCCGACCATCGATTGGATAAACGAACAAGGTCAGCGCTGGAACCGCTGGTACAACGCCACAAAAGCGCACAGCCGCCACGGCATGACTCGTTTGAACGCGTGGATGAAAATCACACAGCAGCAACTGCGCATCGTCGATATCGACGCGGCCCGCGCACTATTAACCCGCGAACCAAAGCCGTGCCGCGTGAATGATTTTTTGACCGTGCAGTTTGAGAAAACCGTGTACGACGTCTCGCAGGTGCCGGGTGTACGTATCCGCGAAAAACTTGATCTAACCGTTAATCCACTGGAACAGGGCCGCGCTTGGGTGGTGCTGTATCAAGACAGCAAAGAGGTGCTGTACCCCGTGATCGCGGTGCAGGTTGATGACTACGGATTCCGCGCCGATGCGCCGGTAATCGGCGAGTCATTTGCTGCCCCAGCAGACACCCAGCTCGACACCAACCGCAAAGAAATTCAGCGCCTAATTTACGAGGTAGACACCGATGACGAAGCCGCTGCAGCTGCCAAAGCTAAAAAACTCCCCTTTGGTGGTCGTATCGACCCCTACAAACACCTCGACGATTTACCCGAGGTTAGTGTACTGCCGCGCCGTGGCACCGCACACAGCGTCGGTGGTGTGGCCCGTATCGCCGACCGCACGCTAACCATCATCGAGGCCGCAACGCTTCTAAAACAACACATCCACTGGACGCCAAAACACTACGCCAGCATTAGCGCGCGCTACCCAGACGGCGTGCCTGAGTCGCACATAGAGCAGCTTGTAGCTGAGTACACCGGCGAACAAAAAACCGGAGGCAACGCATGTTGAATTTGAATAACGCATTAAAAGATTTAGGGCTAACCCGCAAGTGGCTGGCCGAGGCGTTGGGCTTAAGCCGCCCAGCGGTGAGCGCGATATGTAATCACGGCCAGTGGCCAGCAAACAAAGATATTGACGTTTTGAAGCAGTGCATTACCGCACTGCTGGAAGGAAAAGGTGCCAGCGCTGCAACGCTGGCGGCCCTATTTGAAACCACACCCGAAAGCAAAAACGGAACGCAGACCCAAGAGGACTTTGAAATGTTACTACGAAAGCAACCGCTATTCCCAGACACCAAAAAGCATTTTGGTATTTTCGCCGACCCATTTGGCGAGTTAACCGACGCCGCGCAAGTGTACGACACGCCCGAAGTTCGCTACGTACGTTTGGCACTAGCGCAAACGTTAACCAGCGAGCGATTCATCGCCGTATGCGGTGAATCCGGCGCGGGCAAAAGCACGCTGCGCCGTGACCTGATCGACCGCATTAACCGCGAAAGCCTGCCGGTGACCATCATCGAGCCGTATGTACTGGGCCTCGAAGACAACGACCAAAAAGGCAAAAGCCTAAAAGCCACGGATATCGCCGCAGCGATTATTCGCACCGTAGACCCGCAGGCAAAAATGCGACTCAGCGCGGAATCACGTTACGCACAGTTGCACAACGTGCTGCGCGAATCCCGCCGTGCAGGCAATCGGCATGTGCTGATCATCGAAGAAGCCCACGGCTTGAGCATCCCCACGCTGAAGCACCTGAAACGGTTTTACGAACTCGAAGACGGCTTTAACCGTTTGTTATCCATCGTGCTGATCGGTCAAACCGAACTCGCCGAGAAATTAGCCGAAAACCGCAGCGAAGTGCGCGAGGTTGTGCAACGCATTGAGCTGATCACCCTCGACCCGCTCGATAACCACCTAGAGGGCTACCTGACGCACCGCCTCGCGGCCGCTGGCAAAAAAATGAGCGACATCATGGATCAAGGCGCGATCGATGCACTGCGCAACAAGTTGACCGTGCCTAGCCGCCAACGCGGCGGCAAAAACATCAGCCTGCTGTACCCGCTTGCGGTGGGTAATCAATTGATCGCCGCGATGAACAAAGCCGCCGAGTTTGGCGCGCCTAAAGTCACCGCCGACGTTATTAAGGCCGTTTAAGGGGACGCGATCATGACTCAGTTAAATCATCAAACAGCGAATACGCACTACATCGACCGGCTCGGCAATGTGGCCTACGCCGTCGGCAAACTCACCGACTTAGACGTCTGCATTTTAGACATCGACATGAACCGCGTTAAACCCGTACTGACCGTTCAAAACTGTGCGGCGGTACGCAAGCTCGACGGCGTTCAGTTTTCGCGCCGTGGCAGCCCACAGGGCCGCATTACGCGTATGCAGGCGGCATTAAATAACTGCCGCATTGAGTGGGAGGTTCAGCCATGAGCGAGCAAGCCAAAATCAAGCCTAAGCAATACGAATTCGACAACACGGTGCAAAGCACGGTGCAGCTCGCAATCAACCAGTGCAACTACCAAATCGCGTGCGGCTTGGGCGTTGCGACTGACGTCGCCGCTGATTTATTAAACGCCGGTGTTCCTATGTACGACGTGAATATTCTCGGTGGTTTGGTGCATTTCAAATGCGGTGATGCCAGCGCGCTGCCTGACATAAAAATCATCGGCCGCATCGAGCGCGTCGGTTTGAAAACCACCCGTGCGCTGTATCTGGGTTGCACACTCGAATGGGAGGCGCATGTATGAGCATTCTCAAACGATTGCCCGCGCTCGCACTGCTCACCGGTGCCGTTGTATTGCTGCAAATTCACGCAATGGCGTGGTGGACGCAGTACGACCCAGCAACCGGCTGGCTGTGGAGCATTGTGATCGAAGCCGGAGCAATCTGGCTGTGGTCTGCGCGTAGCTTTTTACGCAACTGCATCGCCGTGTTTGCAACCGCGCTGGCATTAATAGCCCCGCTGTATCAGCTCGCAGCGCCCATGCTTGACGGCCAACGCGCCACACAGCAAGCCGCCGATACGCTGCCAGCGCGCACACAAGCCGCACAGGCGCAGATTGAAACCCTCACCGCATCGTTAGCGCAATACAACGACAACAGCGCCCACAGGGGCGGCTGGGCACCGCTGATTGAATCAACACAGCAACAGCTTGCAACGGCCCGCGCGGATCTCACCGCGCTGCAAACCGAGGCCGCAAAACCAGCCCCTGTGGCGCTGGCGGTATATCTGCCGCTTGCCATGCAAATGATCGCGCTGTGTTTGCTGCAGTGCCTCGTTGTACTCACCACCCGCACCGTATTCGCCCGTTCAAACGACGAGGCAACCCAAACAGCAGCACCCGCCGCTGGGGACGACATCGCCGCAGGACGCGGCGACGAGTCCCGCTCTATTTCTAACGCACTCGCTGACATAGCGCTCATGCGACCAAAGCCCGACGCCACACGGTAAAGCCGATACCGCGTGGCGTAGTCATAGATTTAGACCAGGCACGAAAACGAACTCGAAAAAATAAAGGGCCACCGAGATGAACAACATCTGGATTGCAAATTGCCCGCTGCACGGGCCGGTACGAATTGAACAAGTGACGCGGCCCAGCTGCTGCAAAGAAAAAATAAAACACGGCCAGCGCTCAATACGTCAGTGCGGCCAAACGTTAATAGATATCCGAAGCACCCGAGGTGTGAAATGAACACTGAACCAAAAATCCCGCATTTAGCCAGCGCAGCGCTAAAGAGCGTGATGGAAGAAATGGCAGCGCAAGACAAAAAATGGGGCGCGGATCGTGACGAACACGACCTCGCGTTTTGGCACTTAATTTTATCTGAAGAAGTTGGTGAATGGGCAGAAGCAATACTGCATTACCGAGCAAACGGCCCTAAAAAATACGGCCTTCGGAGCGAGATTGTGCAAGTTGCAGCGGTTGCGCTGCAAATCATCGAAGACATCGACCGCAGTGAATATATGGAGACGATCAATGACTACTGAAAACAAAATACCCGACGGCTACATGAAAAACTCGCGCGGCGATTTAGTGAAAGCCGAGAATATAAAACCGATTGATTTATTGAAGGATCAAGCGGCGATTATGCTGGCACAGCGTGCGCAACAAATTCACATGGAATTAGTGAAGTTTAAGCGCACCGCTCTTGATGATATTCAGCATCTAATAAAAATCGGTGCTGAAAAATACGACGTACAGCTCGGCGGTGATAAGGGCAATATCAGCATAAGCAGTTACGACGGACGCTATAAAATCCAACGTGTATTTGCTGACCGTATTTCGTTTGGTCTTGAAATTGAAGCCGCGAAAGAATTGTTTTTGCGCTATCTCGATGAAGTAACCGCGGGAGCTAATGACGACGCCCGTGCATTAATCGACGGCGCATTCCGCACCACCCGCGGCGGCTCACTGCGCACCGCAGAGTTGTTACGCCTACTCAGCTACGACATCAAGCACCCCAACTGGATACAAGCCTGCGAAGCCCTGAAAGACTCTATCAGTGTCGACGGCTCAACAGTTTATGTGCGCGTCTCTGAGCGCATTAACGACAGCGATAAATATCGCCCGATTCCGTTGGATATCGCAGCGGTGGGAGGTGGTTATGCCCGGTAATCCATTCGCAGCCGTGACCGGCGGCTCGTGGCAGAGCACAGAGGATCGTCTCGATTGCGTAAAAACAATGAATAAAGCCCAACTGATCGCCGCGAGCGAAATGCCCGGCTTACAAAAAATGGTCGCCGCGGCAATACGCGCTCGGTTAAGAAAGCTGGAGAAAGCCAATGGCCGATAACGGTTGCAAAATCTGCGAAGACACAGGCATTGACGATCGTCTCGCAAACTATCGAGCGTGCAGCTACTGCCGCAAGGGCCAAGTGCTAAAGCTCAATTTTCTGCGCGTTAAACACGCAGAAATGCAGCAAGACGTATACAGCCTAGAGCGCGAAATTAAGCATCTCGAAACAGCAATTCCACTGGTGGAGCGTCCGTCATGAATAACGCACAAATAGCAATTTATCGAAAATTAAAAACAGTTAAAGAACGCGCCGCGTACCTGAGCCAGTTCGAGATCGAAACACGAGTGGATATCGTCGATTTAGACTTTGTGCATCGCGCTTATATCGGAGATATCGCGCTACCGATCACCGGGACTGACGAAGCCGAGGTGCTGGCGAAAGCCGCCGCGTGGCTTAAAGAAAAAATGAATCCTCCTGTGGATGGCGCTGAGCGCGTGCAAACCACTCCGATGAAAATGGCGTTGGTGGGTGATTATGAATAACTTCACGACACACGGCATCGCAACCATCACAGTATTAATTACTGTCACGATATTGTTAGCGGT